AAATAATTTAGAACACGCATATTGGAGTTTACCTTCACTTCCAATTCGTTGTGAAGTTGCCAACACTGATACTGCTGTTGGCATTACATCAATGGAACAGATTTGTGCCACTGTAATGAGTGAAGGTGGATATGTTGAGAGTGGTGTAGAGTTTGGTGCCTTCAATGGTCCAATATCATTCTCAAACTCTGGTGGAGCAACTGCAAGACAATGTGTTATGGCTATTCGTTGTAAGAATACATTCAAAGGAATTCCAAATAGAACAACAGTAAGAATAACGGATATTGAGTGTTTGAGTGATGCCACAAATTGTAGAATTGAAATTTGGAGAGTTCCAAGCAATACTAATATTACTGGTGGAAGTTGGGTAAGTGCCGATGATGATTCAGCAGTTGAGTATAATGTCACGGTAGGGACTAACTTCACAACAACTGGTGGAGATTTGAGACAGGCATCTTTGATTGCTGCAAACAATCCATCAGGACAACAAGCATCTGCTACTGTTGCTTTTAATCCAACTGCTGCAAGAAGATCATACATCGCACAGAATATAGATAGTGATGATAGTAATATTTTTGCTGTTATTGTGACTAACTTGGACACTAACACAACAACAGATGTCTTCAATACTATTCAGTGGCGAGAAACAAGGTAATTTTTTATGAGTGAAGTATATCTTGGTAATCCTAATTTAAAAAAAGCAAATACTGCAATTGAGTTTACTCAAGAACAAATTCTTGAGTTTGTTAAGTGTAAAGAAGACCCGGTTTATTTTGCAAACAATTATATCAAAATTGTTTCTCTTGATGAGGGTCTTACACAATTTCATCCATATCATTTTCAGGAAAAATTAATTAATAACTTTCATGAAAATAGATTTAATATTTGCAAGATGCCTCGTCAGACAGGTAAATCTACAACTGTCGTATCTTATCTTCTTCACTATGCAGTTTTTAACGATAGTGTTAATATTGGCATCCTTGCTAACAAAGCAGCAACAGCAAGAGAGCTTCTGAGTAGGTTACAGACTGCTTATGAGAACTTGCCTAAATGGATGCAACAGGGTATTATATCATGGAACAAGGGTTCTCTGGAATTAGAAAATGGCAGTAAGATATTGGCAGCTTCTACGTCTGCGAGTGCTGTCCGAGGTATGTCATTCAACATCCTCTTTCTCGACGAGTTCGCGTTCGTCCCGAATCATGTTGCTGACTCGTTCTTTGCATCTGTTTATCCTACTATTACTTCTGGTAAAAACACCAAAGTAATTATCGTATCAACCCCACACGGTATGAATCACTTCTACCGCATGTGGCATGATGCAGAAAGAAGTAAAAATGAATATGTACCAACAGATGTTCACTGGTCAGAGGTTCCAGGTAGAGATGAGGTCTGGAAAGAACAGACTATTGCTAACACTTCTGAAGCCCAGTTCAAGGTTGAGTTTGAATGTGAATTCCTTGGCTCTGTTGACACATTAATCAACCCAAGTAAACTCAGAACTTTAGTATACGATAATCCAAAAACAAGAAATGCTGGATTAGATGTATATGAATCATCAATAGAAAATCATGACTATGTCATGACCGTTGATGTTGCAAGAGGAGTTGGAGAAGACTATTCAGCATTTGTTGTTGCTGATATCACACAGTTTCCTCATAGGATTGTTGCGAAGTATCGGAATAACGATATCAAACCGATGTTGTTCCCCAATATCATCTATGAGGTAGCGAAGAGCTATAATAGTGCGTTTATATTATGCGAAGTGAATGATATTGGAGATCAGGTTGCAAGTATCTTACAATATGACCTTGAGTATCAGAATCTGTTGATGTGTTCTATGAGAGGTAGAGCAGGACAGATTGTTGGTCAGGGATTCTCTGGTAAGAAGACACAACTGGGTGTCAAGATGTCCAAGACTGTAAAGAAGGTTGGTTCACTCAATCTAAAGACAATGATTGAAGAAGATAAACTTATCTTCAATGACTATGAGATTATATCAGAACTGACTACTTTTATCTCAAAACACAATTCGTTTGAGGCAGAAGAAGGATGTAATGATGACCTAGCAATGTGTCTCGTTATCTATGCTTGGTTAGTTGCACAAGACTACTTTAAAGAACTTACCGATCAGGATGTCCGAAAGAGATTGTATGAAGAACAAAAGAATCAGATTGAGCAAGATATGGCTCCGTTTGGATTTATGGATGATGGATTAGGAGAAGATAGTTTTGTTGATGGTGATGGTGATAGGTGGTTTAATGCATCGGAATATGGAGAAACTGCTGGTGGTATGGATTACATGTGGAAATACTAAATGGAAATAGATGATTTAGACAAACAACTTAAACTAGGTCATCTTCTTCTACAGGATAGGAAGTGTAGAGTTTGTGGAGAGATAAAGAATTTGGTTGATGGTTTCTATAGGACTAGAAAAGATAGAGGTCCAGTAGCATCATCATATTCTTATGAGTGTAAAGAGTGTACTATAAAGAGAATAGTTGTTAGTAGAATGACAAACACGGTTTTTGATAGATGGGAATATCCAGATTGGTAGTTCGCGTCGTATTTCCCCCGTCAAAACACCCATTTTAATAAATATTTTCAGATAAACTGAGATTCAAACGGAGAGAAACATGGCGACTCCTCAATTATCTCCTGGCGTATTGGTCAGGGAAGTTGATTTAACCGTAGGAAGAGCTGACAATGTTCTTGATAATATTGGTTGTATTGCTGGACCTTTTGAAATTGGTCCTGTTGACGAAGCTACAAATATTACCACAGAACAACAACTTATCGACACTTTCGGTAAGCCCCTGTCAACTGATGCTCAATATGAGTACTGGATGAGTGCCTCATCTTTCCTCTCATACGGTGGTGTTCTAAAGGTTGTAAGAACTGGTTCAACAACTAGCACCCTAATGGTGAACGCAAATGCTGGTGTAGGCATTGCTTCAACCACAACTCTCAAGATTAATAACTACGACGACTATCTTGAGAATCACGCAGACGGCGAAGACACCGATTATACTTGGGCAGCTAAGAATCCAGGAACTTGGGGTAACGGACTTAGAATTTGTGTTATTGATGACCTTGCAGACCAAACAATTGGTATTACCACAACTGATCTAGGAAACGCTGGTGCCACGATTGGTTTTGGTGTCACCGCTTCATTGGTTGGTCAAGTCATCGCTGGATCTGGAACGACCTCAGCATTTGATGGTTACCTGAAAGGTATCATCACTGGAGTTTCAACCGATGCAACTAACAGCGTATCAACTATTGACGTTAAGGTTGTTTCAAGAGTTTCTGCAGCAGGAACTGAAACTAAGATCGACTATGCAGAAGGTAACGGAACACAGTCCTTTGATACTTCAGACACAATTTACTTTGTAAACAACTCTGGTATCAATACTGGAGCATATGGTGCTGGTTCAGGAACTACTCCCGCAACTGCAGTTGATTGGTATGATCAACAGACCCTCAACATTGATAGTAGCACAATCTATTGGAAGTCGATTGCACCAAAACCCACTTCTAATGTATATGCCACTAACAGAAATAGTGAAGGTGATGGTATCCATGTTGCAGTTGTTGATGATCTTGGAACTATCACTGGAACTCCAGGTTCTCTCCTTGAAAAGCACGTAAGTCTTTCTAAAGCAAAGGATGCTATTTCTAATGTAAATTCTCCTCAGAAGATCTGGTATGAGGGTTATGTTGCAGACTTCTCTGATTATGTTTATGCAGGAAGCAATCCTTCTTCTGCTGAAGATGCCTTCCATGGAACCGTTCCTGTAGCAACTGGATTCTCAACAGACTTCACGGCAATAACGACAAGTGATGGTCTTTGGGGTCTGGAAGCACAAGATGTAACCTACTCTGCTATCGGTAATGTTGGTTATACTCTTGGTGGCGGTGTTGATTATTCTGTCAACGGAGGCATGAAGGCAGAACTGAGTAGTTTGATTACCTCTTATGGTCTCTTCTCAAACAAAGATGAGCAAGAAGCAGATTACTTAATCATGGGCCCTGGTTGCACCGAAGAGTTTGAGTCTCAGGCAAAAGCAAACTATCTGATCTCGCTTGCGAATCAGAGAAAGGATTGTGTTGCTGTTGTTGGACCACACAGAACTAATCTGATTGGTCAAACCAATACAGACACTCAAACCACAAATCTTATCAACTACTTCAGCACCATTTCAAGTTCTTCTTATGGAGTCTTTGATAGTGGTTACAAGTATACCTATGATCGTTTCAACAACAAGTTCCGTTACATCCCAACGAATGCTGACGTTGCTGGTCTGATGACTCGCACTGGAATTGTTGCCTACCCTTGGTTCTCACCTGCCGGCCAGCAGAGAGGAATCATCAACAATGCAGTGAAACTTGCTTATAATCCAAGCAAGGCTCAAAGAGATCGTCTATATCAGGCAAGAATCAACCCAGTTGTTACTAAACCTGGTGTTGGAACACTTCTCTTCGGAGACAAAACTGCTCTCGGATATGCATCAGCATTTGATAGAATCAATGTTCGTCGCTTATTCCTTACTGTTGAGCAAGCACTTGAGAGAGCAGCAGAAGCACAACTCTTTGAACTCAACGATGAGTTAACAAGAGCAAACTTCAAGAACATTGTTGAACCTTATCTCCGTGATGTTCAGGCAAAGAGAGGTCTCTACGGATTCCTGGTTGTTTGTGATTCCACTAACAACACTCCTGATGTTATTGACAACAATGAGTTCAGAGCAGACATCTTCCTGAAGCCAACTAAGTCAATCAACTACGTTACCTTGACGTTCGTTGCAACCAGAACTGGCATCAGTTTTGAAGAAGTTGCTGGCACAGTTTGATCAATTGGTAATAAATAACAACACGGAGGATTAAAAAATGCCACACACTATTCAGGATTTCAAATCAACTCTCATCGGGGGCGGCGCACGCCCCAATCTATTTGAGGTTGTTCTTACTAATGAGTTCCCAGGATCTGAGGGTTATGATGCAGAGGATTTCTCAATTCTCTGCAAAGCCGCCCAGTTACCTGCGTCGAACATCGCATCAATCGATGTTCCTTTCAGAGGTAGAACTTTTAAGGTTGCTGGTGATAGAACCTTTGATACCTGGACCGTCACCGTCATTAATGACATTGACTTCAGAATTCGCACTGCTATGGAAGCATGGATGCAATCCATCGGACAATATGCTGATGGATCTGGTTCAACCGACCCTGCAGACTATCAAGTAGATGCAGTTGTTAAGCAATTCACCAGAGCTGCTTCAACACTTAACAATGTTGAAGGTGCTGGAATGGAAGTTGCTAAGCAATATAAGTTCTATAGCATTTTCCCAACCAACATCTCTGCCATTGATCTGTCTTACGATTCTGCAGACACTATTGAAGAATTCACTGTTGAATTCCAAGTTCAATATTGGTCACCATTTACGGGTGAAAACTGATCGACTAAATAATAGCGATTAGTTCAGAAGACTATAATGTCGTCAAAATTATTTGGGTTCTCGATTGAGGACAATGAACCACTAAGCAAGAGTACAGTATCCCCCGTTCCTCCCAATAATGAGGACGGGGTTGACCACTACTTGACTAGTGGTTTTTTTGGTTCTTATGTTGACATCGAAGGCGTATTTAGAACGGAGTTTGATTTAATCAAACGCTATCGTGAGATGGCTTTACATCCCGAAGCAGATAGTGCTATTGAAGATATTGTAAATGAAGCAGTTGTTTCGGACACTAACGATACGCCTGTTGAAATTGAACTGTCAAATCTTAATGCTAGTGATGGTATTAAGAAAAAGATTCGTGAAGAGTTTAAATATATTCTCTCATTATTAGACTTTGATAAAAAGGCACACGAAATTTATAGGAATTGGTATATTGATGGAAGACTTTACTATCATAAAGTCATCGACTTAAAGAATCCCCAGGCAGGTATTCAAGAGTTGCGTTACATTGATGCAATGAAAATGCGTTATGTTCGCCAACAAAAACAAAAAGTAGATGATAAACTTCGTCTTGCTAATATGAATTCGGACAATCCGTTGGAATATGAATTCCCGGAGATTGAAGAGTATTTTATTTACAATCCAAAAGCAGTATATCCTACTGGAAGCCCCAGTGCAATGACTGGTGGCAATAAGGGGATCAAAATGTCAAAGGATTCCATCACATATTGCACATCTGGTCTTGTAGACAGAAACAAAGGAACTGTTCTTTCTTATCTTCACAAAGCAATTAAATCACTCAATCAACTTCGCATGATTGAGGATTCTTTGGTCATCTATCGTTTAAGTAGAGCACCAGAACGTAGAATTTTCTATATTGACGTTGGTAATCTTCCAAAAGTTAAAGCAGAGCAATATCTGCGTGATGTTATGACCAGATATCGTAACAAACTTGTCTATGATGCATCTACGGGAGAAATACGTGATGACAAAAAATTCATGTCAATGCTTGAAGATTTTTGGTTGCCTCGCAGAGAAGGCGGAAGGGGAACAGAAATCTCAACTCTGCCAGGCGGCCAAAACCTTGGAGAAATCACTGATATTGAATACTTTAAGAAAAAACTCTACAGATCCCTTAATGTTCCACCCTCAAGAATGGATGGGGAAGGTGGGTTTAACTTGGGTAGATCTTCTGAAATCCTGAGAGACGAACTCAAATTTACCAAGTTTGTTGGACGTTTGAGAAAGAGATTCTCAAATATGTTCAATGATATGCTGAAGACTCAGTTACTTCTGAAGAACATAATTACTCCAGAAGATTGGGAGATGATGAGTGAGCACATTCAATATGACTTCCTATATGACAATCACTTCTCTGAACTAAAGGAATCGGAACTTCTCAATGAGAGATTGAATAGTCTGCAAGCCGCAGAACCTTATATTGGGAAGTATTACTCTCAGGATTATGTCCGTCGCCGTATTTTGCGTCAGACCGATGAAGAAATCCTTGAGCAAGATGCATTGATTAAAAGGGAGATTGAAGCAGGTATTATTCCAGATCCAAATGCTCCTATTGATCCAGAAACTGGAGCACCACTAGATTCGTCTGCAGACATGGATTTAGGTAAACCCCAAATGGAACCAGAAGTTGATGGTTCTGCAGCAGAAGCTCCAGAAATTCCTGATGGTGGGGAAATATAAATACACATAGTTCCTTATTAATTTAACAATGGATGAATTAATTGATGCGATTACGGCAGATGAGTCTCCGGCAGATATTAGCGATAAGATTAAAGAAATCTTATTTGGTAAGTCTGCAGAAAGAATTGACGCCTTTCGTCCAGTAGCAGCAAAATCTATGTTTGGTGATGATACTGAAGTAGAGGGTGAAATTTCTTCCGAAGACGAAGAATAAATAAATAACTACTAAATGAATTATAAAGAATAATGGCTCTTAATCCGGTTGGCATTTGTACTGCCATTTCTACATCAGGTTCCGCCGCAGCTTCTACTGTTCTTACTCATCAGAGTCAGTATCTAAGATGTGTTGCTGTTACTCAAGGAGCCCATGTCGCAATTGGCACAAATCCAACTGCGACGCCAGCAAACTTTTTTGTAGCTGCTGGAGAACCAGAAACAATTTGTCTCCATAAACCAGCAGCTCAAAGAGTTGTTGGTATTGAGACTGGTTCTACAACAACTCTGAGTTTTCCAGAAGGTGTTATTGGATCGCCATTTGCAGTTGGAGAAGCAGTTGCTTTGAC